GACATAGACCGGATTCCGAATCGCAAACCTCGTTGTTACCGGGATATGCTGCCCGGCAAGGACGAATTGATCGCCGCTGTCGAGAATGCGAACCTGCGCGGCAGCCGTGAGCGACAAGCGGCGCAATACAAAACGATTTCAAAACAGATCAAAACACTGATCGACAACTCGGATATTCAATATTTCCTGCATTACCAAGTCGGAGATAAAACTATTTTTAATATCGACAAGTCCCGACAACTCGCCGAATCAATGGCCTGGTGTCGGTATATCAAAGAGTCCGGGAATCGTTACCGGGAGATAGGATTCTCCTCCCGGACTGATTTTCTTTCCGCCTGTGTCGAACTGATCCGTCGCGCAGATCTCGAAGGATTGAAAGTCAAAACGGCTGATTCTCTCCGTAAAAAAATCAGCCTGTCGCCGGACGATCCGGAACTGCTGCGCCGTTACCTGGTATCGGGGAAATACTGCAACGACAATCGCCGGATCATCGGCAAATACAAATTGATAGACTATTCGACCGGTGAACTGCTACCCATCGACGAGCACCAGGCCATTATGATGACCTACTGGCTGAATCCGGGCGGTGCGGCCAAAGGAACCAAGCGCGAACTATGGGAATCCTACGCCGCAGACATGGAAGCGGTCGGCAGAATCCCGATAAAACCGTCCACATTCAACCATTATACGAACATTTGGACGAATAAAATGCTGACAGCGAAAGAACGTCACGGTAAAAAGCATTTCAGAAATACATACCGCCCCTACGTTCCGGCCCGCCCATTGGAGTTTGCGAATTCATTATGGGCGTCGGACGGTTCCGGCGTGGTTCCATATCGGTATCAGGATCAGTACGGAAGGTGGCGAATGATGAAGTTATACGTGATGTTGATTTCAGACGTTGCAAGCCGGTGTATCATCGGATATGCGGTGAGTTGGAAGAGTCAACATATCGAGGATGTCCGGATGCTGCGTAACGCCATGACAATGGCTTTACGCAACAACGGCAGGACTGAGGTGATGGACTTTATTTCGGACAATCACGGCGCATATACAAGCGACGAATCAAAGGAATATCTTCAGCTCGTTTGCCGAAATTTCCGCACGATCAAGCCGGGAAATTCCCAGGCAAACCCTGCCGAATTAACGTTTAAACTGTTTAAAAGACGGTTTAAAAGCTATTTCAATCTCCCGGAAACCTCATGGAATGCACACAGCCTTGAAAGCGTTGCGAATCCGGATTATTACGACGTAATGACGCTTCCGACCTACTCGGAATCCATTACGAAGCTAAACACGGCTGTATCCGACTGGAACAATACCCGAATGAGCAACGGACTGACTCCCGTCGAATGGTTCGCACAGTGGAAAAACCCGCAGGCTGAATCATACGACGACCGTCACTGGCGGTTGATAACCGGCAATGTAAGCCGGCAAGATCTGAGCTACCAGCGATCGATTATGACTATCGAAAAAAACGGGGAAAAATATCGTTTCGACGTTCCGACGGACACGGATTCGATAGCATTAATCGCAAAACACATGGGATATAATCCGGATGTGCCGGTGACGGCATACTGGAACGAAGAAGGGGCCGATCTGTACACTATGGACGGGAAATATATACTTAGCTGTCCGGCGGCATCACTGGCCTCCAAATCCATATCGGAAGCCGACGGAAAAACGCTTTCCGCACTGCGTCATCACAGTGATAAAGGCGAACAGGTCGAAGCGATGGCGGACGATTTCGTTTCCGATGTGAAGTATGCGAAGGACGTGATGTGCCGCAATTACGACTTCAACATCCAGGGGATCGGGACGAAAGAGACATACAACGGCATGATGGAAGGAGTCACCGAAGCCGAGTTCAACAAAGAATTGGCAAAGGCACAGAAGAAAGAGACACGGAAAAAAGACAAAGAACAGGCGCGTGCGGAAAAGGAAATTATGTCTGCGTCGATAGCTTTCCACAAAAACAGAATATCAGACTTATCCAAATACATAAAACGTTAAAAATCATGGATGAAAGCGTAAAAAAGTTGATCTCGGGCAGAACGCTCGAATATATTCAGCAGAATGCGATGTCGCAGACGATGTTTGCAAAACATTGCGGAATAAATCCGTCGTATCTGAGTAACATTCTGAACGGGATTTTTGAATACAAAGCCGCCGAAGGAAAGATAGTCCCCATATCTGACAAATATTTCCATATCATCGCCGATTGTATCGGGATGAACCTGCAAGAGTCCGTTTGGGACATCCGAGCAACATCGCAATTCACGATGATGATATCCACCCTTGAAAACGCCCACGAAAACGCTATGTCGGAAAATGGTCGCGGGGCCTTCAAGATGATTATCGGGGAATCCGGCTGCGGAAAAACTTTTGCGATCAACCAATACTGCAAAGCGCATCCGACCGACTCGATCAAAATAACGATCAACGACATGGATAAGATCAAAGATATCATCGAAGAGATCGGACGACAATTAAGCATCGAACTTCCTTTAGGGGCGGGCAATAGACTGCGCGCAATCGCGCGCGAATTCAGAAGCAGGGCGCTCAGAGGTGTGAAAATGATCCTCATCCTCGACGAAGGGGAGAACACAAAGATTCCCGGATTGAAAATGTACAAAGCCATATACGATCTTGTGCAAGGTTATGCCGCTTTCGTTATTGCCGGTACTCCGGAACTGCCCAAAATGATGAATTTACTTCTGGGGAAAGGGACTCCGGGTATCAAGCAGGTCGTGCGGAGATTTAAAGCCGGGATTGTGAACCTTCCCCCTATGGATCGTAAATACACGCCTTTTATGGATTTGGTGGAGGATATCCGGTTGCGCAAGCTCCTGGTCGGGCTATGTGACAATTACGGCGAATTGCATGATTTCCTCGAACCGGCCATACTTTCTGCAAAAAAAGACGGGAAGCCTCTTACCGAAGAATATTTCAGAACTATGTACTGTATTGCTAAAACCGGAGAATAATGGAACAAATCAAAATTGTCGACGCCCGGACGCTTCCTGAGGAGGTACGGCGTCAAAAACAGATCGAGCAACTTGAAAGAATGATCGTGATGAGAAGCGAACGAGCGCAGTCTACGGAGCGATATCTGCGGATTTTCGGCTCCCGGCTGTGCGAGGATCGGCTACGGCTGCTGAAACTTCATTTATACCGCACGATCGAATCCATTATCGACATGCGCCGCGACCTGATTGCCCTGCAATCCCCCCTCGGCAATTACTGATATTTGAACACAACCTCAATTTTAACTAAAAAACAATACGTTATGGAGAATGTAAGTAAACAAGAAGTCGAAAAAGCGATCAGAGCTTACAAGGCCGCGAAAATCCAAAAAGCAGAGATCGAAGGTGCGATTAAAGATGCCGAGGAAGTCATCGAGGCATACAGCTTAAACCACATCGGAGAGTTTGCCGACGGGCGTTTGCCGATGGACGAAGGGGTTATTGCGATCAAGGCGGGGGCTGCAAAGCCTTTAAAGGAAGGCAAGCCGCTCCCGACCGTTGCCCGCTCGGAGCTCGCGGCAGCACTCCCTCCCGCCTATGTAAAATCATCGTGCGATTTCACCTTCTTGTTCAACAGCCAAGACAAAACTGTCCGGCAGATTCTTGCCTCTCGCGGTATCGAAATCGTCCGCGAAGATAAGTTTGTTGTGCTTTAAGTTTTCCCGACCGGGTGGCCACGCGAGGCGGTTCGACTCCGCCTCCGGGAGCAAATAAACGAAATGCGATTATGTACGCCGATATTGACAAAGACGGAAAGGTCAGCCTTCACGACATGGCTCCGGCGGAAGCCGAATTGATCCAAACCGCCGCGATCCGTTTGGCCGAAGAAACCAATTCCAATGCCTCTACGCTCCGGAAGGTGGCGATGGAGATCGACAAAGTTTTAGTGAAAGCATCCAAAATATAAAAGAGATAGGAACAATGAGCGGCAATAAATCTAAAATAATAGCCTTCAATTATTTCGGAGGTAAATTTACCTGGATCGAATATTTGTATCGGTATTTCCCTGAAGGTTTCACGCATTTAGTAGATCTGTTCGCCGGCAGTATGGTCGTGTCGATCAATTATCCGGGCAAGGTGATTAAAACGGCCAACGAAATCAACTCCGATATTACTAACTTTTTCGAAGTGTTGCGTAACCATGAAGACGATCTGATCCGTTTGTTATTGCTTACGCCATGCTCGCTGCAGGAATACGACAACTGCCGGGAATATTCCGATGATAATATTGAACAGGCCCGCAGATTTTATGTAAGGGTGAGACAGTCGTTTTTCGGTTTGGGCTGTCAGCGTCAAAATAAAGGCTGGCACATGGCGAAAAAGAAAGTTCTCGCTCAGGGCGGCGAAACCGTTTCCCGTTGGAATAATACGATCGAGAAGTTGCACGAAGTCGCGGAGGTCTTGCGATCGGGGTTTCAGATCACGAATTTTGACTATACTGATTGCATAGACAAAATAGACTTTCCTAAGGCATTTTTTTATTGCGATCCGCCTTATCCGGTAGAAAGTCGAGGGGGTAAAAGTAAAGGCAAGGATTACAAATTCGATTTTACCGATGACGATCACCGACAATTAGCCGCCCGTCTCCATCGGATCGAAGGTAAGGCGATGATTAGCGGCTACGATTGTAACCTGATGAATGAATTGTACGGAGATTGGCACAAAGTGAAATTTCCGATTAAACGCAACAATATCCGCAGCAATATAGTGAACGGTAGCGGAACTATCATGCAGGAAACGATTTGGATGAATTATGTTCCGACCAATTATCAAAAATTATTCTAACAGACTTTGTACAAAATAGATACAATTATGAAAAAAATTCGATTAACAATCAAACGCGAAGTGTCTCTGGATATTGAATTCGACGACACGAAACTCCGTCAGGAATGGGTAACGAATTGGACGCATTATATATCCGATCTTAACAAGGAACCCGATGGATTCTCTTATGCCACTGTGCCGGAAGATATTCCGGATGAGTCGATCCCTTTTTTCAATTTGGCCGAGCAGGTAGGGTATACAGTGGTTATGAATCAGGACGACTATGTCGAGGGCCTTCAATTTTATCCGACATGCTACAAAGGAATCGATCCTAAACGCGATGCGGAAACGGCGGTGTTCTATAAAATTACTGAAGACGATACGGAATACGAATTCGATTTTGATAATAGCCAGTATAAGTAACCGCTTCCGGGCATAACATTATAAGCTATGATTTTAAGATTTAGAGAAGGTTCCGCGCTTCATGCCGAATTAAAGCGGATGAACGATGTGCGCGAAGCCACGTACAAAGAGGCATGCAACATTATTGAGGAGTTGGTTGGCGAGCGACCGGTAGCATTCGGATACTGCTGGGGCTGGGGCTTCGCCTGTGCATGGAATCCGTGCATGGTCGCATTTAAAGACGGTTTTGTTCCCGATCCCAAATTGATGTCGGAAAATCCGGAAGCGTCGAACCGTGAGCATAAAGCATACAAAGTGCTTAGAACCACCAAAAAAGGCCGGGAAGCGTCGGGTAAATTCAAGAAATTCTACAATTCCATCACCTCCGACGGTCTGGAAAAGTTGGGTTTGCCTCTTCGTGAAGAAAATCGGTATTTCTATTTCATGCCCAGCAAAGATGAAGCCGGGTACTACCTCGCGGTTAGCAATAGTATAATCGATGTGCTGAAAAAGAACGTCGATATCACGATTGAATTACCGGAATGATTATCAATACAATTAAACCGAAAACCGATGACAATCTTACCGCCCATCTGCCGGGCATTGGCGATGGGACTGAATGAAGAATTTGAGAAAACCAAAACCAGCCTTCGGGCATAATAAATTGACACATGAAAAAACAACTTTGTAAATGGGTAGGTAAATTGTATCGAGCGCTGGGAGGCTTTGAACCTTTATCCCTTACCCCCACTCCGGAGCGTCGAAGCAAAGAGATCGTCGTATTGAGCGCCGATTATAGATACGATCTAAGTGATAATGTTAGTCCGGACTGGATCAAAAGTCGATTGAGTGAATTGATCGCCCGCGAAATGATCGACAAAGAAATCGTACAAATCTATTGTAGGGATACATACGAACGCGATAGAGTGATGCAAACCGTTCGTGCCATCGTAAAAACCGTAAAACCTGAAAAATTAAGCATGTATGCACCGGAATAAATTACTCGCAAAACTCCACATCCTATTGAAAGAGACAGGGGCGGAGGCCCATAAAAAGGATATCTACGCCGGCTACGGAGTGGATAGCGCTAAGGAAATGTCCGACGATCAAATCGTCGACCTGATCGGCCGACTCGATGCGTCGACGCAAAATCATTCGACAATGGAAAGATCTCACCCGATACAGCAGAGGCACGAAGCGGCGAACGGCCAAATACGCTCCCTTCGCAGCGATGTATTGTTTGTGCTCACAGCCAACCCCGACGCTCAGAGTCCGCGACGCCGGGGCCTCGGCATCCCGAACGACTGGCAGATCCTGAACCCGTTCATCCATCGTCACGCCGGGAAGCTTCTCTACGAAATGACAGATAGCGAATTGCGGTCGTTCAAAACAAAACTTTGCGCGATGCGGCAGACCGGATGGCGATATAAAGGCGGCGACATAAAACGGGATGATCCGGATCGGCATTCAGTGCCGCCGATATCGGTCTGGGTCGGCATTCCGGCGGAAGGCACTGACCTGGTTAATTAAAAAAGCCGTCAGCGAAATAATCACCAACGGCTCGGTTGTTCTGGCGGAACAAGACAAAGTTAGTGATTTTTCGATGGCATACAATAAAAAGGGATATTTTTTGCGAGCGAAAGCCATAAAACGCATAGCGGCAGAGCATTACGAACCTGGACGACAGGATCGCTGCTACAAGTGGGTTTGGAAGCGACACATCAGGCCCGTGTACGGCATCTGCTACAACACCTTTTTAAAGTATCTCAAATGCGTCGAGCCGGGCGCGGAAGACGGAGGAACACAACTCCGGTTGTTCGATTAGGGGCCCCTACTACGGGGCCTCTAAGTTTGACATGGAAAACCACCGAAAACCTTCCTTTATTAAGAAATAATGACTACATTTGGATGTTATTATATTATTAATCAATAAAATTATGATGAACAAACTATTACTTTGCGCTATGCTCATTCTTGCCGCCGGGTGTTCGAAAGACGATGAGCCGACAAATCAAAACGATCAATTAGTCGGCACTGTCTGGCATCAGGATATTAACGAATACCGGGCTTATACTTTTTATTTCGCTATCAATGGAAAATGTACCGAGTCATGGAAAACCTCGGTCGGCAGCGGAACGCTTGACTTGCAAAGAACATTTGAATACAAGGCTCCGAATATCACCATCATAAGCCCGTCGGGTAGTGTCGTGTATTCCGGGACTGTGGACGGTAATAAAATGAAATTAAAAGCAAGCGACCCCGAAAAAGGAGAACTTTTACTAACGAAAGTAAGATAAAATAATTAGCCCGCCGTTCAGTCCGGCGGGCTTTTTTATTCTGCATAGTCTTCCTGTGTCGTCTCGAACTCGATCCGGTAAACCTTCAACCCGTCGGCACGCTGCTCCGGAATGACGCTTTTACGGGACAGGCTGCTGAAAAAATCCATCCCCCACCCTTGAAGGGCGCAATATACTTTGTCCGGCAACTGCATTTTTTCGAGGGCCTTTTGTTTCCACTGCTTCGGCGTGACGCTGGACGTCTCGTCTATCCATGCCTCGAACGCCACGCGAACCGTGACGGTTACTTCGCATTGCTGCACCTTCGCACTCTGGTCTTCGCACTTGTTGAAGCGAACGTCGACCAGGGCGCATGGAAATTCGACAGAAGGAGGCGTTTGTCCTTCCAATTGTCCACTCTCTAAATCGATGTATAATAGTTCCGGCACTTGTGCCGTAAGGCGTTCTTCGACCGCCGAATAAATCTCCGTCATATTTTCTTTATTTAAATGGTTGTTTTACCAGGCTGTTCAGCCGGACGATTATCTTATCGTTCAGTATCGGCGAGTGCCCCATGTATTGTCGTTTGGGGATTTTTATCGTGAGTTTTTTAGCCCTGGCCATCGCAGCCCACTTCCCCGTTTTCGAAATGTCGGGACTCTTGCCGGATGGGTTCTCTTTATGTTCCATCGCCCAAAAGAACCGACGCTGCCTGACCGTCGGGATCTGGATGATCGTTCCACCCTCGTTGTGTATCCTGGCATATTGGACGCGCGGCGATCCGGCTCCGATCCGCACCTCGCGGCTGCTGACCAGCGTCGGACGAATCGTGTTCATCAGCGATCCGCTACGCACCATCAGCGATCCTCCGGAACCCGGCCGTTTAGCTTCAGGCCAGGGTACGCCGTCCCAATCCTTTTTTCGAAAACGCTCCTTATAGTATTCGGTCGCCGTCTCTGCGATCACCTGGGGGGCCGCCTGTTTTATATTCGCCGCCATGCGGTCGATTTTCTGCCGGATCTCTTCGAAAGTTGCCATTTGTATGGAATTTTCATATATTTGCCATAAGTAAACGTGTACGGGTGTAATCGAATCGGTCAGCCCTCGCGGGTGATGGGGACTGTAAAGACTGGATGACCAGCGTATCCGTTTATTAGCCCGCAAGTATGGAAGCCTCCTTAACCGGAGGCTTTCTTCGTATATACCAGCAATCCCCGCCGGTGTTTCGTGATAACCTCTTTTTTCATCCGTAACGGGAACCACGTCCGGACGGTATTTAGTTCTCCATCCGAAATTCGGCAGCATACGACGACTACCTCGTCCCGGTAGTATTTAATCAGCGTGTAATTATCATACGGCTTTCCGGCCCGTTCGTTATTAATCCATACTTCATCGGGATTTTTGAGTATCTGTGACAGGCAGTCGAGATATTCCACCCTGGAGCGGTGCGATCCGGTCGTATGCCGGTCGAAATTAACTTTCTCGATCACGACCTGTCGGTCGTTTCTATCCATGAGCGTTACCTTTCCCTGCCACTGACGCGAATCGAACCATTCGCCGGCCGTCCCTGTGAATCGGGGAACATGCTGCGTAGCGGCCGCCTTACCTTTACTGACTGCCGGCAGCCCGAAATCCGAAGCTCCCAGACGGTCGAGGTATTTAGCCGCCTTGCCGGGGAACTTCCTGATGTAAAACTGATTTTCATCGAACACCTGCGGCAACACTGCCCGGTTCACGCCGAATCCTTGCGCCTTCGCGTTTTTATATTCCGCCGTCTCGAAATATTCGTCCACCCTCCGCCGCATGGCCGCTATGTCTATCCCGGCTACCTCATGCTGCATGCGGGGCACTACGTAGCATCGGCAGTTCCATCCGTTAGGAGGATATATCTTTTTCCAGCGGACATCGTTTGCCGGCAGAATCACCCCGTCGAGCTTTCGATGCTCTTCGCGCACATGGTCGTCTCCTACGGTGCGGTATTCCCAATACGGGAACAATTCAACCTGTCCCATCAGGCGGTTGTAGGTCGCCGTACTTTCGGCGATCAGCCCGGCCGTGTTGTATTCGGTCTGCGCCCATGCTTTATTGAATACTTCGGTTACTTGCCGCGCCTTCTCCATAAACTCGGCCGGGCTCTTGCTGTCGCGGAACAACTGATTCAGTTTCTGCAACTCGGCCAGCGTTTTGGCAGCGGAAAAGTGGTATAAATTCGTCTCCATCGCCGTTTGCGCTACGGCATTTCGATGTCCGTAGTCGAAGCCGTCGTTTCGGGGCCGCCCGGCAAATCCGTGCCCAAGAGCCGCGACGAGCTCCCCCGCAATCCTACCGAACAGCTCGGCGTCAAAATAGGCTGCTTCGCCCCGCGCGACCCGTTTGATCAGGCGCGTATAGAAGTCGTCAGCCGGGTCATCGGCCGGGTTCGTGAGGTGATTGCCATCGGACGCCCCCGTATAGGGGGCTCCGGCGAAAAAACGGAACAATCGGGCAAAAAAAGCGTGGTTCGCGGCATCGGCATCCTCGTCAGGATCGTCCGGGATCTCTTCTTCCGGAATCACCGGCGCAGACTGTCGAAGATGCACCACCTCATCATTTTCATCGGGCTTGGGAATACCGAATGTCTCGTAGATATAGTCCGCCGGTATAGGGACCATGGCGACCGCATCCTTCACCAGCGACATGCGTTCGATCATCGTTACCGTTTCGCCGGCGTCCGGGAATGCGAAATACCCGCCGGAGACCGGATATCCCCGATTTTCAAGGATGGGAAGCAGTTTACGGTTGAGCACGCGCTGCACGAATCGCCGGTCGGCTTTGTGCTTGCTTTCAAGCACCTCCATGTGTACCTCGCCTTGCGCCCTCGACGATCCGTCGAGCGTCGTCATCGTCTGGCCCAATATGCCGATCAGGATCTCCTGAATGCAGGCCACGCGCAGCCGGTCATAGATCGCCCCGTCCCCGGAACTTTTATTGTCTTTGTACTCGATGTCGCTTTCTTTAGGAATCACCGTCCTCCGTAGCGATCCGGACTGCTCCAATGCGCGAATCAATTCCTGCCGTGTCGCTTCGTCATAGTTATTGTATTTGGCAACCTGGAACGGCATACCGAATATTTCGGCATACTCGGCCCAGTCGCCGAACCCGCCGCGCTTGTAAATCACATACGGCGCGGCTTTCAGGATAAGTCCCAGGTCGTTATTCTTCCCCACCTCGATAAACGAATCGTTATCCAAGTACGACGGGCCGCCGTCGTCCGACTCGTTCAATGCGATCTGTTTGGTCGCCGGCCTGATGTGCTTACGAGGAATGGAATTAAAAGAGAATCCGTCGGAGAAGTCAAATTCGAGCAAGCTGATTCCCCAGAATTTGGCCTGCATGATCTCGGTCAGCATGTCCTCGAATTCGGGCGTATCCATCAGGTCGTCGATCTCCGCGACCGCTTCGCCGTTTGGGGACTTGAACACCAGTTCGGCATTGGTGATCGCTTCGATCCGTTTGTCGATGGCGTCCGACAGGATCGGGTCGAGCATCAGGTCTTCATACAGGTTGTACAGCGCTTTCCGCTTTCCCCGGTCGGCCGCTTTCAAAGCGCTGCGCCAAGTATCGATATCGGCAGTGTTTCGGGGGACGGGCTGTATGGTGATGTTGTTTATCACCAAATTCTGGGATTGTTGTTTCGGGGCGTTATTTTTACGTTTTACGGTCATGGTGGGTCTATGTGTTAAATTCAAAGTCAGATTTGAAATTAAAGGCGATTAAAGGGCGATTAAACGACTTTAGAAGTGCTGCGCCCTCTTGGGATTGGACGAATAGTACACGAGTCCGCCCTGCGTCTCCGCATCTTCGGTCTTCGGCAGGTCTGGGGACACGTCGCCGCGCTGCACCGCTTTAAGCCATTCAACGGCGCGATCGTAGCGTTTCTCGCGCCGGTCGTAATGAATGCCCGGCGAGGTCAGGTTAATCAGGTGGTACGTGGCGATATCTTTTATGAATATCAGCAGCAGATCGTTGCGTTCGGCCCCTTCCGCCCGGAAGATCCGCTCCGTGTCGAACCGGCCGAGATAACCTTTCGCTTCAGCGACCGCGCCGTCGATGGCAGCGGCTATGATCGTATCGTCGCCTCGTGTAATGAGATCCTGCAATTCGTTGCGCAGGTGGCTCTGTAAATCCTCTTTAGTCAGAAACATATCAGTATCTTTTTGTGTTTCGCGGGCGCGGAATGCTGGTGATCCGCGAGTTCCGCGACGTTATTTTTTCCCGGATAATAAATACGCCTCCCTCGGTGGCGTCGACGCCGTCGCACGGAGCCGAAAGTTTTGGATTCACGGCCTTAAATTGCTCTTCAAGCCGTTTCATGTGGGGATTGCCGCGCTCATCCTCGTTGAATACCAATCCGCCCGTTCGCACGAGCGGTTCGAGCGTGCCTTCTATGCGGGAGAATTTGTCGCCTTTTTTTCGGTCGTCAGGCGTTACGCAAAGGGCGTTTCCGTCGCGGCGTCCGCGCTCGGCGAACTTCGGCATGAATACCTGTTCGTAAAAAGGGGTTTGGAGGCTGTTGTTTTCGATATACCAATACACAGGGGCCTGTCCTCCGACATACGCCTTCAGATCGTAAAACCACTGGATAAAGGTGTCGGTGGTGGCGTTGTCGACAAAACAGTTCAGCACATAATAACGGCCTTCGCAGAAGCCCATCAGTATGACGGCCTTCGTGCAACTGCCTTTCTTGTCCTTGTTCGACGTGGCGGGGTCGGCGTAGGCTACCAGGAACGGAAATTTTCGCAGTGCGGGACAACGATCCCAGCGAATTTCCTTAAAAGTCTTCCCTTCCTGGATAGGGTTGTTGAAATACTCCCCTTGCTGGGCTTTAAGCGAGATCTTGCTTAGGGCGCGATCGATGTCTTCCTCGCTGTTTTTGCTCGGCCACACAGAGCGGCCGAACTCGTCCCGGATGTTAATAACGTCGGCGTGGTCGGCCATTTCGATGGCTCGCAGCATACAACAGTTCTCGGCGATAATGTTTCCGCAAAAGATCACCAGCAGCGGCGTGGAGATCGACCGCGTAGCATAAAGCGCCCTTTCGAGCCAGTCCCATTTCTTATTCACGATATCCGGGTTCAGGCAGTCGGCGTCCGTATCGAAGTCGTCGATCAGCAGTACGTCCGGCCGCATCTCTTCGTTGCGCGATCCGCGCGGCGACTGCCCGGCTCCGACGGCCCGAAATGCGGCCCCTATGCGCAGACGGAACTCCCCCGACTCCCAATTGCCGGGCATCTTCTGTTCTCCGTAATCGTTTATCAGCCGTTCGTTGCATTCGAAAAACGCCCGGTACGGAGCCAGCAGCCGCTCGGCATTGTCCTGGCTGTTCGATGTGAGGATGGCCGCTTACGACGGGTCATAATCAAGTAGCACACCTCCATCATCGTGCGGGCGCTCTTGGCCAATTCACGCGCCCAGGCCCGCGCTTCGTACCACTCCGGATGCGCAACGACGCGCCGGGTGGCCTCGCATTGGAAAGGCGCGGGTTCGGCAGTGTAAAACTTCTTGAAATAGTATTTAAACCACTTTTCGGGATCGGCTTCCAGGCGGCGAATACGGCGCAGTTTATCGGCCTGACTTTCGAAAGGATCGACCTCCAGCCCGGCATTAAAACTTCGTAGGAAATCGTACCAAAATTGATACGCCTGTTTATCGGTCACCTGTGCTGTCATCGCATCGCCTCTTTAATGAAAGCATCGTACAACGGCAGGAAACGGATCGCCGCTTCGGAATCGATTTGCCGCAACCACACGAGGAATTGCTTTCCGATTTCAACTTTCTGCGCGATCCCCGTTTCCGTCTCCAGTTTTTTGATCGCATTGGTCAGTTTGACAATGGTGTCGGCCTCACGGCTGGATATGTAGCGTTTGGTCTCGTCTTCGCGGCTGTCAACGGCCTGCCGCAAGGCCGATATCTGATTATACAACCAGGCCAACTGGCTTTCTTTCGAGGTCAGTAGCGAGACCTTCAGATCCTCCCACCTTTCCTCCCTAATCCATTTGCCGATGGTCTGCGGCGTCGATCCGACCCGCGCGGCGATCTCTTTATTCGTGATGGCGTCTTCGGTCAGGTAGAGCTTCTTTGCGAACTCTTTCTGCTGGCTCCGGGATAACTCTTTCATGTCCTTTTTTCTGCAAAAGTGAACCGTTTTAATCCCGTGTAAAAAAATAGTTTAAACCATTGTTACACAATTTTATAACTACTGATTTTCGCCCGAATATTGCCAAAAAAACAAGGCAATGACTCAAACGTATATCGACGCGATAAATCCCCAGAGTCAGGTAGCGGAAATGCACCTGTACGGCTCTATCGGCAATAAGATCGACGGCGACTTATTCGCCAGGGAACTGGCTTCATTGGATCGGCAATGCAACCAGGTCAACATCCGGGGTAACTGCCCCGGCGGAGACGTGCTTCAGGGCATGAGCATCGTATCGGCGATACTGTCGATGGTCACGCCCGTGCACGTCTATGTCGACGGCATCATGGCCAGTATGGGGGCCGTGATCGCCGTGTGCGCCGACCGCGTCATCATGCAGGACTTTGCCAAGCTGATGATTCACGATCCCTTCTTCTCCGACAACGGCGCTATGACGGCGAAGCAGCGCAAAATGCTCGATAAGATCCGCGATATGCTGCTCGGCGTATTGATGCGCCGGGGCAAAAACGAAGAGGAGATCTCGCGCCTGATGACCGAGGAAACCTGGTTCTCCGCAAAGGAAGCCCGCGAGCTGAACCTGTGCGATGAAATTCTCGCTTCCAACCGCGCCGAATCCTTTCTAAGACTAACCCCTCAGCAGATCATTACACAGATCAGCGCAGAATATCAACCACAAAATCAAAATGTTATGAATCTTACCAATGAAGCGGCCGAATTGCTGAAACTCAAGGCCGAAGCTACCGAGGCGGAGGTATCCGCCGCCGTCGTCGCCCTGCATGGCCGGGTTGCGACCCAAACCAAACGGGCCGACGACGCCGAACAGCGGGCGAAAGCGGCTGAAAACGAACTGTCCGAAATCCGTAAAGCCCAGGCCGAGGAACGGAAGAAGGAGGCCGAAACCCTGGTCGCCACCGCAATCAAAGACGGGCGCATCAACGCTGCGGCCCAAGAGTCCTACCTGGCCCTGTTCGAAAAAGACCACGAAGCGGCGAAAACGGCTCTCGCGTCTATCCCCCGCCGGACGAATATCGCCAATCAGATCGGCGGCAAAGACGCCGCCCCGGAGCGGCAGGCGAAGCTCGAAGCCATGAGCTGGGAACAGCTCGATAAGGGCGGCTTCCTGGCCGACCTGAAAGCAAACAACCGCGACCTGTACGACCGGAAGTTCGAGGAACGGTTCCATCGCAAACCTTCAAAACAGTAATAAAAAATGGCAGTAGAAAGAGAAATTTGGGAAGGCGACATCGTCGAGAAGTTGTACGCCGAGAATCCCCACCTGAGCCTGTGCGTCAACGCAGACCAGTATGTTTTAGCCGGGAAAGTAGTGCACATCCCGCAAGCCGGCGCAGCCCCCGATGTGGTAAAGAACCGTTCGTCGCTGCCGGCGGCCGTGAAAAAGCGTACCGACACGGACATTACTTATCCGCTGGATGAATACACATCCGATCCGGTGCATATCTCCAACGCCGAAACTATCGAACCGAGCTACGACAAACGTATGAGCGTTATGGCGGACACGCATATGGCGCTGAATGAAACGGTCGGCGTAGTGACGATCCGCAACTGGGCTCCGAGCGGTTCGGCCCGCATTATCCGCACGTCGGGCGAAGCCGTCGCAGCCCACATGCCCGGTGCGACCGGTATGCGTAAAAAGTTCCTCAAGGCCGAACTGAAAAAGGCCCAAAAGCAGATGAACAAGGACAACATCCCTACGTCGGATCGCTATGCCATGTTCGACGCCGATATGATGGATCAATTGACCGACAGTCTGACCGATTCCGAGTACAGGGATTTTTCCCGCGCTTACGACGAAAAAAACGGCGTGGTCGGTAAACTCTTCGGCTTTACTATTCTTTCGCGCAGTTATGTGCTGGGGTATAACGGTTCCGCAGCAATCGAGCCGGGCGGCGAGGGTAATTCTCCCGACTGTGCCGCCGTGCTGTGCTGGCATAAAAATTCCGTCGAAAACGCTCTGGGGCAAGTGAAGTTCTTCGAGGACGAAGGCAATCCGCAATACTACGGGGATATCTATTCCGCTCTCGTGCGTATGGGCGGCCGCATCCGCCGCGAAGACCAGAAAGGCGTCGTAGCCATCGTGCAGGATCTCGTTACCGAAGCGTGGAAGACCGGCGAGGAGTACAAGGCTGACGCTTTCGTAACCAACGACGGCAAGACCTATGTCTGCGTAGAGGATCATACGGCTTCGGCCGCATTCGCTACGGACGCCGCGAAATGGGAGGAGATCGTATAGCATGGAAACCTGGATAACCGCTCTTGTCGCTCCGGCGACCCTGTTGATACTTACCTGGATAACCAACCGCACGGGCCGGCGCATCGACGAGACCCAGAAGCTCGTAACGCTTTTGCAGCAGGAGATCGGCCGGTTGAACATCAAGATCGAAAAGTTGGAAACAAAGGTCGAGACTCGCGACGAGGCGTTGGAGCGCAAGAGCATAATTATCCAGGAGGCTTTCAGATGCCGGACGCCTTCCAGCAAATGTCCGGTGCTTATAAAACAATCACAATTAAACGATTATGCACAAAACAGCACGGGGACTGCGCAACCGCAATCCGGGCAACATTCGCCACAATGCGACCCGCTATCTGGGGGAGATTGCGGGGACGGATAAATCCTTCAAGACCTTTTCCGCGATGCCCTGGGGGTATAGAGCCATGTTCGTGGCGCTATATACCTACCAACGGCGATACGGGCTGAATACGATCACCGGGTTGATCCGGCGGTGGGCCCCGTCCAACGAAAACGATACCGAAGCGTACATCGCAACGGTATCCCGCGACAGCGGAATTCAGCCTACGACCTGGATCAACACCCAGCATCGGGATACGATGATCCCGATCGTAGCGGCGATGAGCCGCGTGGAAAACGGAGTGTCGGCCGATATGTCCGAAGTCGATGCCGGTTGGGAATTATTTGAAAAACACAAACCATGAAAACATTGACTGTCATCATTTTGTCGCTATTATTTGTAGTCGGATGCTCCAGATCTGTAATCCCGGTAAAATCGGAAACGGATCGCCGAAAGACCGAACGGATCATCGACACCGTGACAAAAGTCGTTCCCGACAGCGCCTTGATCCGCGCTCTTTTGGAATGCGACAGTCTGGGACAGGTGCATATCCGCGACCTGTACACCGAAAACGGGCGATTGGTAAAACTCAATATGGAATTACGGGACAATCTGCTGCGACTACGGGCCCAAGTGGAATCACAGGAGCGGGTGCGGGAAGTAATCCGCACCGATACGATCTACGAATATATCGAAGTTCCTGTGGTCGTCAAAGATCCGGTCGTCGAATACCGGCTCCGGTGGTGGCAGAAGTGGCTCTTATGGATAGGAGTGTTCTACCTGGTTCGTATCGGAGTCAAAGTCTTTCTGAACTGGAAGCAAATCACATTTAAAAACCTTTTAAAAATCTTTTGACCATGATTAAAAAAGCGATAGGACTGAATGAAGAAGGTATCCTGCTGGCCGATATGACCGAGGACGGCGCAATTCCCGCCGAAGACAAATTCAAAGCCCTGGGGAAAACCTACAAAGACACGGCCATCCTCGAAACCGAAGAAGGCGAAACGGTTGCCTGTGAGTGTGAAGAGGACGACGACCCCGAAGACGAAATCTATATTCCCGGCGGCACGACGCTGAAATATTCGACGTCCGATCTCGACCCGGAAAGTTGCCATAAAGCCCTCGGTGGCGAATTGTCGGTCGATAAAAAGACTTGGGACGCTCCGGATAGTTTTCGTCCGAAAGAGGTGTTTGTAAAATATACCACCAAATCCGGACTTCAGGTGACAATCAACCGGGCTAAGATGTACACCCGTATCAACTGGGCCATCAAGAAGAACGGTTACGGACTACTGGAACATACTCTCAAAGTATTGAAACCGAAAGCGGCAGGAGTAAAGAAGATGCAAGTGGTCGATACATCAATTACCGAATCCGAAGGCTAACCCTGCGAATTATGAACGAGCAGCACATTCAAATTCAGGCTGCCGATACGATCTTACGCAAAGGAGTGCGGGTTCCGGTTCTGGCCCCGCCTCTTTTGTTTCGGATCTTCGGCAAACGCCGCATGAGCATTACCCTGAGGCAACCTTCGTTCAACGGCCTGCTGATTATCAGCCGCCTGGTCGTCGAAATGGGGCTCTCTCCGGATGAATTCAAAGACCTGACCACTGCCGAATGCTATAAGCTGATCGACCGGCACGGCGAAAAGGTGGCGCAGATAATCGCCGTCTCCGTCCTCCGCTGGCCGCCTCTTATTTGGGGATACAAACGGTTCGCCCGTTGGATGGGATGGCGCATCGAGCCGGCGCTGCTCGCCTATGCCCTGCATTTGGTGTTGACCCTGAACGACGCAGGGGATTTCATAAATTCTATCAGATCGGTAACGGAGCGGCTTCCGAACCTTCTGAGTCCGAGGAATCAGGGGAGCATCGGGGACGAGTAGTCGGCCTCCATAGCCCCTGGGGTATGTTATACCAGCTTAGAAAAGACCTGCACCTGTCCCGGTGGGAGGTCGCCTGGGGAGAATCGTGGATCAATATCGCCATGATGCTGGACGACGCTCCGCATTATGTTTCCCGCTCCGATCACGCCCGGCCCGCCGAAGAGATGAGCGACGATGACTTGAAAAAATTCGCAAATGAACTGAACCGATGTCAGAAGAGATAGACATTCGCTTTTTACTGAACTCCCCCGAGGTGGAACGGGAATCCAAGCGTACCCAGGATGCCATCACGGGTATTGAGAAGACGGCCAGGTCGACAAGTAAGACCATATCGTCGTCATTCTCCGAGGCTTCGATCCCTGTCGAAGACCTCACCGAGAACCTCCGTATCCAGAAGCGGGTACTCAAGGAGCTTGAAGCTCAGTATAAAAAGGAGGCGAAAAAGGTATCCGGGATGGCTCCCGGCGCAGCAAAGGTGGAGGCGGAAAGACAGTTGGCCTTTTCAAAACAGGAGATCGAAGACGAGAAAAAAGCCCTTACGGAACTCGAAGCGATTCAGAGTCGGTATAAACAGTCCGCCGAGTCGATGCGGACGAAGATCCGCAAATTGAAGGAGGAGATGTCGGGCATGGTCGAGGGTACGGACGAATACTACCGAAAAATGCGCGAGTTGGGGACCCTTCAGGATCGATACGGCGACATTTCCAAGCAAGGACAGATCTTCGCCGACGACCAGAAGAACATCCGTGCAACGACCGAAGTGATCCAGGGACTTTCCGGAGTCATGTCCGCAGGAACCGGCGTAGCGACGCTGTTCGGAGCCAGCCAGGAAAATCTCGCCAAAATCCAGGCTCGGCTCCAGGCAGTGATGGCTATCTCTATCGGCGTGAACCAGGTGGCCCAGGTGGTCAACAAAGATAGCTACTTTACGCATATCGCCCTGGCTAAAGCCAAAGACATGGTGACAGCGTCGACTACGCGCCTGAGCGTCGCGCTGGGTATTTCGAACGCGGCGGCGAAAACCCTGATGGCAACTCTAACCCTCGGCCTTTCGCTCGCCATTGCAGGCCTGGTCGTTCTGATTAACCGGATGAACAAATCGAAGGCCGAAGCGATGGCTAAAGACGCCGAACTGCACAATCAGGTGGTGAAGACCCGCATCGAGATCGCGCAGGAGTCGGCCGAAATCGACAAACAGTTCCAGGCCCTCGAAAAAGCGAAGGCGGGTACGAAAGCTTACGAAGCGGCGAAGAACAAGATCCTCACCGGCTACGGGAAATACTTGCAGGGCCTGTCGGCCGAAATACGTACTCTTCAAGACGTTGAAGGCGCATATAATGCCGTAAAAAAAGCGGCTGTTGACAGCGCCAATGCCCGCGCCCGCACCGCATTCGTTTCCGAAGCTTCGCAAAAGGCTAACGAGAAGATGGCGGCGGCGATGGGTTCGATCCGTGAGGAGATCGTGAAATCGTATGACAAAGAGTTTCTGGAGAAATTTCCCGATCAAATCACGTCGATCATGGCCGAGATTACGGATGCGCTTATGCAACCCGACAGAAATTCACGGCAGAAGTTCATCGACGCAGGAGCTATTCTCGAAGATTACGGCTTTGGGAAAATGGCGATTCAACGCGTGCTGCGGGGATGGGATCTTCTGACGACAGACGTTAAAAGCAGCTATGTTCAAGACTTCCATTTAGCTCTGGAAGAGTTAAACGGCGTCGAAGAAGTGGCCGAACGCGTGTTCAAGACGACCACGCCGAGCAACGAAGAGATCGCTAAAAACAAAGCTTACTGGACTGAGCAGCGCGACAGCGCGCAGGCTGCGCTCGACGCTATGAACGAAACCAAAAAAGGGACGGCCGAATGGAACGAGCAATACAAAAAACTCGCTCTTGCCAACCAAAAACTCAAATTATGGGACTTCGCAGCCGACCCGTCGAAATTACAGTCCAAACTCGGCCAAACGGCATTACAGGCACAGATAGAACTCGAAAACGCCAGAGCCGGAGTAATGAGGGACGGAAAGGAAAAGCGACTCGCGCTGGCCGAAAGCGAATACCGGCAGCGTCTTGCCGTCATAGACAAAGAGGAAACGGATCTTAAAGCACGATACAAAGCCCAGGGGAAAACCATATCGCAGGAAGAGAAAGATTCCTTTGCAGCCCGCCGGAAGATCGCCGATACCGAACGTGCGAATAAACGGTTCGACGCTGAGTACGACTACTACAAACAGACCAAAACGCTGTACGATGAACTGGCCGACGTATTCCTGACCGACGAGCAGCGCAAAACCAAAGCGATCCGCGACCGGTTCGACGAAATGCGAAACCGGGTAAACGACAGCGTACTGTACGACGGCATGGACGAGGGTGCAGCCGGCAAGCTCTACGCGCGAATAGACCAGGCGCAGCAACAGTCCGAGTTAGACGAAGCGCTCAAGCAGTTCAAGACCTATCAGACTCAGGTCGAAGAGACGGTACGCGACCACAATGACCGGATCGTCCGCCTCCGTGCGGCCGGCTACGAGGCCGAGGCCCAGGAAGGGGAACGCCAGCGCGACAGGGCTTTACGCCAACTCTCCGAAGCCATGCTTCAGGAAAGCGACTTGTGGGTTCGTCTTTTCGGCGATCCGGCGACTAAAACGGTCGCTCAGATCAAAACCCTGATCGACGAGACCCGGAATCTTTATGACTTTCTTCAGGGGAAAGAGGGCGCAATGAAGCCTATTGGATTTACTGACCAGCAGTTGGAAGACTTGAAAAAAAACCCGGAAGCGCTCAAGGCCATCCAGGATGCGATCAGGAAATTGAAACAGGAACTCGGACAGAAAAGCCCGTTCGACCAATTTGCAAACGAAGTTAAAACGGGCGTCGACCTGATAAAAAAGGCATTCGGCGCAGATGGGAAAGGGATAAGGGATGTGTCCGGAGGAGTGACTGTAATTAACGACGCTTTCAGGGCATTTTCTCCGACACTCGAAGAATTCGGTAAAGACCTGTCGAACATCTTCGGGGACGAAGTAGGCGAGGCCATCCAACAGGCCGTCCAGTTAGGCCAGGCCGTAGGCGACGCCGGTTCGGGTATCGCAAAAATCGTTTCCGGAGACGTCGTCGGCGGAGTAATGAGCGTCGTTAAGGGGATCGGTTCCGTTTTCACGATGGGCCGCGAAGCGGAAAAACGTCATCAGCAGGCGCTCAAGGAGATCGCCGACGCGAGGATCGCCCTGCAACGCGAATATAACCTTTTATTGCTCGAACAAAACCTTTTATACGAAGAAGGGAAAAACGCTTTCGGCACGAACGAACTCGGCCGGGCCACTAATGCCCTGTGGTTATACAGGCAGGCGATAGCCGATTACAAAAAAGAGTTAAAAGGTGAAGCCCCGACGCAGGGATTGTTCGAAAAACTAATCGGCAAGTACAGCAAAAGCTATCAAAACAAGCTCGACGCTTATAATAAAGGATACGGGGCCCTCGCAGACGCGAAGATTGTCACCGGGCACAAGAAGACCGGATTATTCGGATGGGGAAAGGGAAAAGACGTGTATAGCAGTATCCTCGAAGTGTACCCGAAACTGGTCGACAGCACGGGCCGCCTGGACGTTGCTCTGGCTCAGTCTATCCTGGACACCCAGAAAATGGACGACAGCACCCGAAACCTGGTGCAGTCGCTTATCGACTTACAAGAACAGGCCGATGCCGCACGCGAAGAGTTGAACGCTTACATACAGGAAACCTATGGCGATCTGGGCGACGGCATTATGGAAGCGCTCGTCGGCGGCGTCCGCTCCGGCACGGACGCATGGCTGGAATTCGGGAAAACCGGGGCAAGCGTGTTGGAAGATCTCGGCAGGCAGGCAGCCTACTCGCTATACCTGAAAAACGACTTCGACAAGCTGCAAAAGGACTTGGAAGCCGTTTACGGAAGCGATAAAAGTGAGAAGCAGATCGCTTACGACGCAATGGACGTCGTCGATAAGTTTTATGACACGGTCAGCGGGAAAATGGATCAGGCGGAAGACTGGCTAAAGTATTGGCAGCAGCGGGCAAAGGACAGAGGATTCGATCTATGGGCCGAAGACCAGAGCGCGAAAAAGGAAGGCTCGTCCGGTCAGCTTCAGGCACAGATGACCGAAGGGACTGCATCGCAACTCGTCGGCCTCTGGAACATGACCGCGCTGGATATTCGGGCCCTAAAAGAGATTATATCCAACAGGGAGCCTGTTCTGGGGAAAATTCAATTAGACGTGCACCAAATCCTGGTGACGACCATTTTGATCGAACAGCACACCCGCGCCACTTCCGAAAACACGAAGGCTACGGTAAATGAATTAAAACAGGGGTTTCAGCAGATGAGCCGAAGGTTGGATGAAATCGCCGCGAACACGAAAGCAAACGGCAGCAGAAGATAACTATGTACACGCTTGACGGAACCGATATCAGAAATTTCGGCGCGGTCGCGGCCCGTAAAGGGGAGCGTATCGCCCTGGAAGGCGTGTTCTCTTTTCCCAAGAGGAAAGGAACTACCGAACGCAACTGGCTCACCCAGATCGAACCTTTCGTCGATGCGGAAGACCTGGAATTCGACGGACGCGCCATGACGCTGAGCGTGTGGCTTAGGGGGGATTCATGGGTTCAATACAACGACCGTTTAACAGCGTTTAAAAATGCCTGTATCGCCTGCCGAACACTCGCTACGGAATATGCGTCATTCCCTGTCGTACTCAAGGACTCGGTGGAAGTGGAAGAGTATATCGGCCACAACCGGGCCTTCGTATCGGCTACTTTTTGGCAGGAAACCGTACAGTTTCCCGCACTGACAGCACAGCCTTCCGGCGGCGACGGTTATCGGATCGACGGGTTTAGCCTGCTTACAGACTTCGGGATCAGAGTTTATAAACGGCAAGACAATAACGATGTGGGGAAACGTATCGAAACCGATACGACCGAACCTTACACCCTTACGCAATACCGAGACAAAGGTACTGCCACCTTTAAATGTTACCTACGCGGCGAATCCTTTGCCGATATGTATGCCAAGATGACCCGGTTTCATGCTCTGTGCGCCTCTTCGGGACTCAGGACGCTCCGTCTTCCGGATGGAGCCGAGCTATCGGGTTATGTGAAAGACGGATTTACGGCCAAAGCCGAACACCGTACAAAAGTCTCTTTTGATTTTAAACTACGATTAATATGATAACCGTATTTAGAAATACCGACGCAACAGAGGACATTGTTTGCACCGTCTCCGATGATAATGCCACTTACTCGGCAGCTTTGATGGGTAAAGACGAGATTGTGGTCGACGTCGTCACTCAGGCCGTATTGCCGGTATCCGTACTCGACTATATACGCTACGACGGATACGCCTACACGCTTAACCGGCAGCCAGAGTTTACGAAAGAGGCCGATGTGAAGTATCGCTATAACCTGGTTTTCGAGGGAGCTATCTATAACCTGCTCGATAAGGGCTTCGAGCACCCGATTACCAAGCAGACACGATTCACGTTGACTGGAACGCTGCGCGATTTCGTACAGCTTGCGGTGGATAATGCCAACCTGACCGATTCGGGCTGGAGCGTGGGCGACGTACCGGATACCCCGCGTAAAAACATCGTATTCGAAAGTATGACGGTGGGTGACGTCCTGGATAAACTGGCGACCGAGTTCTCGGTCGAATACCACGGCCTCGGCAAAAGGATCAGTTTTTATGACCGCTATGAAAATATCACCCAAATTGTTTTCAAGCAGGGCATGGGAAACGGCCTTTTCACTTTAACCCGGCGCAACGTAGACTCCGAAAACACCGTCACGCGGGCCGTACTGTATGGCGGCACGAAAAACCTGCCTCTGGGCTACCGCAACGGATCGGAGTACCTGCGCTGGGCCGACCCAGCTACCGGAAATATGTACGTCGAGAATTTCAGCGACTATCCGAAAGTCGTAGAGCGTGACGTTTATTTCGACGATGTGTATCCGCACTTCGAGGGCGGGCTGGACGGAGTACGGGGCGATCATCACGAAATAGTCCGCTGTGCGGCCATCGACTTCGATGTGAACGACTATATGATCGGGGACGTAAAGGCGAAGATTAACTTTATAACCGGAGACCTGACAGGGAATGACTTCGAATTCAACTATAACCATGCAACCCATGAGGTAACGCTAATCCGCAAAGAGGACGATACCGTCCTACCGGACGCCGAGGGCAACCGGCCCTTAATTCCTAACGACAATAAACGCCCGCAAATCGGCGATCAGATCAATTTTACCGACATCGCCATGCCGCAGGCGTATGTTACCCGTTTTGAAAACCAACTACACGACAAGGGGGTCGAATGGCTGGCGATCAACTCTCAATTGCGGGTGAAGTTCGAGTTATCCATCGACCACCGTTACCTACGGCGCGAGGGAATCTCGCTCAAAATCGGCGACGTCGTGCGGATTCAGGTTCCTGAAGACGGCATAGACCGCCAGTTGCGCATCATATCCCTGGAAAAACGGCTGAAGGACGGTTCCATCACCTGTGAAGTATCCAACTTCCTGCGGCATAGCTGGGAAAAAGAGGTGGAAGGCAAATTGATGGCCGCCCGCGATAAAGCCGAAATTATTCGCTCTGAAGTATTGTACGATCTGAATGCGTCGAAGGAATGGACGGCGCGTCACTTCGCGCGTTTAGCAGGGGGAAACCGACTTTCAGGAGACCAGGATATTGAAGGAAACGTCAAAGTCACAAAGGATATATCCGGAGACAATATTCATGCGGAAAAGGACATTTCCGCCGGTCGGAAAATATCTGCCCAAGCTGGTGAAATCGTTGAAATAACCTCCGAAAACATCGAGACCGCAATCCTAAAAGTTCTCGACAAGATCATCGCTAAAGACCAAACGCTGTCCGGGAAGATCTCGTCGGCCGACTTCCTGTCCGGGCTGCTGGGCTACGGCTGGCTCATCGACAGCGCGGGCCGCGCCGAAATGCACTCGCTAACCCTTCGGGAATCGTTGGACGTACCCGAACTGCGTTACAACCGGGTTCAGCTCATCGGTTCCGAAATGTGGGTGACCGAAGGCGGCATAATATCGGACGTGCAGTCTTCCGGCAGTCAGTACGTCGTCACGCTGAAGCTGGAAGAAGGCGACTTGAACCCGTTCCGCCCGGCCGACATCCTGAAAGGCATTTACCATACCGGCACGGGATTCCAGACGGTGATGCTGCGCGTCGACGCGGTGTCCGACGACGGCGCGATGACCGTCACCCCGAGGTATCCGCAACTACTTCCGCAGAAGTTTATGGACGTCGCCCGCATCGGCAACTTCACCGACAAAGAGCGCCAGCGCAGTATCCTGATCTCATCGAAAGATGGCCGTATCCTGATCCTGGGGGACGTCGACGGCTGGGACGTCCAGCCCCGGATGGTCAAGATGATTTTCGGGGACACGTCCGGATTCATCCACCCCGAATTCGGCGATATGTCGGGTTATAACGCTTTTCTGGAAAACATCCTGATGACCGGCCGGATCTACCAGAAGTCCGCCGACGGACAAACGGTGAAACCCGTGCCGGTCAACAAAGGGGCATGGGAACCGGGTTCTTACTATTATTACGACGAAGTGACCCGTAATGGCTGCCTATGGCTGTGCACGGCCGATTCGACCACGGCGGAGCCGGCCGAAGGATCGCCGGACTGGATCAAACGGGTGGATAAAGGGGCCGATGGAGCAAAAGGCGATAAGGGCGACAAAGGCGATCAAGGTTTACGGGGATTGCAGGGAGAAAAAGGCGACCGGGGTATTCAAGGAGAAAAAGGAGCCGATGGCCTCACATCCTATTTTCACATCAAATATTCTCCCGTAGAGAATCCTACTGCGGCCCAGATGACCGAAGAACCGGACGTTTACATCGGCACGTATGTGGACTATACGCCTGCCGATAGCGACGATCCGTCGAAATACGCATGGATGCGGTTTCAAGGGCTGCAAGGGGACGCCGGCGAAAAAGGTATCCCCGGCGTAAACGGAGCCGATGGGAAAACCTCGTTTTTGCATATCAAATATTCGGACGACGGCCAGACGTTTACAGCCAATAACGGCGAAACTCCGGGCGCATGGATCGGACAGTATACCGATTTCACGGAGGCCGACAGCAGCGTATTTTCGAGATACGCTTGGACGAAAATAAAAGGCGATAAAGGGGACAAAGGCGATCCCGGAAAAGACGGTATCCAGGGAACCCCCGGCGCAATCCTTCGTTCCCGCGGCGTATGGAAGCCGTCGGAAGTGTATATCCGGTCTGCCGAGTTTATCGATTGGGTCGTATATGGGCCGCAGAAATACCGCTATGTGGTCAAATCCGGCGTCGCTACCGTTCCTGCCGGTATTCTACCTACGAACACCGCCTACTGGACGGCCTTCAACGAAATGGAACCGGTGGCCGCGCCGATGTTCCTCGGTGAAACGGCCTCTTTCGATGTGGTCGGATCGCAGGCGATCCGTGTGCTGGAGGAGGATTCGTCCGAATACGGGTGGATGCTGACCGGCGGGAAGATCTTGCATACCCGGACGGGGCTGGCGCTGAGTGCGAGCGGGAAAATCGAAGCCCCCGACGGATTGGCTATCGAAATGTCCGGAAAAAGTTTGGAGGAATGGACGCAGCAGAAAGCCGACGCCGCGAAGCAGGCCGCCATCGACGCCGCCGCTGCGGATGCGGCCGATAAGGTGAATGCCGTACGGATCGGTTCGGTGAATCTGATCGACGGCAGTGAGGAAATTACAATTACAGCACATTCAAGTCAAACGCACACATATAAAGCTTTTCCTCTTCACATTCGACCTGGGGATGAATTTGCATTATCCGTTGAATCCATTGAGATATTGGCTGGCGCTCCAGAAGGATTTACTGTGAATATTGTCAATTCGACGTATAATAAGTTGTTGGCACTTGGTGAGTTAACACTTGACAAAAGAACGGCTGTCTATAAGATTCCGGAAAATGTAATAGAACAAGACGGTTGGTTTCTGATGTACGCGGGGGAATCGGGAAAAACCAACGGGGTTTCGGTCACCTACCGCGAAGCCATGCTTGTCAAGGGCAACCGCCCGGCTTTAACGTGGTCGCCGTCATTGAATGACCAGAAGGAGTACTCGGACAAAGCCCTGGACGCCTTGGCCGATATCGCCAACGACGATAAGCTGACCCCCAATGAAAAACAGGACGCCAAACGGGAATGGGATATTATCCAGGGCGAGAAACCGATCCTCACAGCCCAGGCCGATACGATCCAACTGAGCACCGCCGATTATCTGAACGTCTACAATGCCCTGAGCGCATACATCACGCCGCTGCTGGCGGATATGACGACGACCTCGACGATCACCGGGTCGGTGTTCCGCTCGAAGTTCAAGGACTACTACAACGCCAGGGCCAAACTGCTTAATAATATCCAGTATTATTCGTCCGGGCAGTTCCGGATCACTACGATCGACGCTACGGAACTCGATCCGGATACTTATTATCCGGTAACATTCACTTTATACAATGTTACAGATTATAAAGCGACTTTTAATATCGGAACCGTATTAGGCGTGAGCGGGAGGCCTCCCTGGGCTACCCATGCACAGGGATTCTCATGCAATTGCGCCTGGGAGTCGAACGGGAACCGCTGGGGCACGCTACCCGTCAAAAGGTATATCCATTCCTTTGCTTACAGCTTTGCAGAGAGTACGCCCGTCGGCAGCATCGGACAGGTGATAGAGGTATCGATGGAATACATATACGTTCGCGGCGGCGGCAAGTACACGGTGCGTACCTCCGGCGTCCCTTTCATTGAATTGCATCCTTCCGGTTATCATTGGACTTCCGGAAGTTCATCCGGCGATCTTCCCACCCGGACGTCGATAGAAACGCCGGTCGTGGATGTGGAAACGGCCAAGACGACGGCGCAGTCGGCCCTGGGCGCGGCAAACGCCCTTTCGACGACGGTTACGGGCCTGAAGAACTTCACGGATTCGGCCTTTGCCGACGGGGTCGTCACCCGCAGCGAGGCGGCCGCCATCGGCAAGCTGACCAACCAGGTCGCCGAGACCGCCGAATCCGTGAAAGCGCAGTACTACAACCGGTACAACCATGCGGATCTGAACGAGACCGGCAAACGGAATCTCGCTGCGAAGTACGCGCTTTTCGACGCCGCGAAAGCCGCCCTTCTGACCTCGATCACGACGGCCATCGCCGACGGCATTGCGACGGCGGCCGAGCAGGCGGACGTCGATACGAAGCACAACGCGTTCAATTCGGCCCTGTCCGACCTGAACGTCGCCTTCGGGGTCGCCGACGAAGCGATCCGGGACGCGATCCGGGCCTATGCGGACAGTGCCGTCGGTACGGGACAGAATGCCGTTGCCAAAAATATCGGCTTCTCGTCCTATGAGGATATGACGGCGAAGGCCGAGGCCGGGCAGCATATCATAAAAGGCGGTCGGATCAATGCGGATTTGATCGAAACGGCTACGCTGATCGCGGAGAACGTTATTACCAAGCCCGCATCGGATTCCGATCAGCGACGGATCGAGATACGCCGCGAAACCAATGCGCTGACGGCCTACGATTCGGCCGGAAACACGGTGCTGCTGGTCAAAGGGGATACCGTCGACGACGTGGACACGCTGATTAACCCGACGGCCGTGTCGCTGTCGTCGGACTTCACGCCGCGGTCGTTCAGTTGGTCGGCGACTTCGGAACTGGAGAAATACGAGTCGGCCGTTTGCGCGGAACTGGCCGTAACGTCGTCCGGGTTCTACGAAATCTCGATCCCGGACATCCAGGCCGAACACCGGACGCAGTGCGCCGCCGGCGCGTATTCTTACGGGCGGATGGATTTCGTCCTGACGACTTCGGACGCCTCGGACGTTCTGGTGCAGATTCCGGTTGCCAAAGGCAATACCGAGAACTGGAACACGCATGTCCGGGCGGGGGCGTACACCGTATATGCCAAATCGAGGCTGTACCTGCGGGTGCGCTTTTACGGACGGCTGGAAGGTTACGCGTCGGCGCTGGCCTCCGAGTCGATGAATGTGAAGCTCTATACCGCCAGCCAGAAGGTGACCTGCACCGGATCGACCGGCAGCGCGATGCGGACGTCGCTGTTTGCGAACGGCATGGCGGCCACGTACAGCAACCAGGAGTATTTCGTGGTGTTCAAGGGCGGCACGGGGATTCCGTACATCATGGGCCGGGGGGATACGCGCCTGCTGTCGAAGTCGGGCAAGTACGGTCTCCGTCTGACGGACAGCGGGGTGCTGGCTACGTCGAACAGTACGAACGATAACAATTGGGGCGCGCTGATGCACGGGCTGGTCGCCTGGGGCGTAGTCAACACCGGAACCGGAACGATCGCAAAGTATTGGACGTCCCCGGCCGGGAATATCACATCCCTTACCGCTGCGGCGGGCGGGACGGGCTATGTCACGATCACCATGTTCGGCAGCGGCTTCGCATCGACGTCCTCGTATGCGGTCGACGCAAAGCCTAACAATACGAACGACCGGATCGTGTATGCCTCGGTGCAAAATAAAAAGACCGCGTCGTTCAAGATCGGAACCGGAGACGGGGCCGGGTCGGTCGCTACGGACGTCGTGTTCTTCATATTCAACCTGGATACTTACAAATACTAATTGTTCAACCCTTTAAAAAAACTGAATTATGTACACATCGAATCTTCAAACAGCAAGGTACAACGTAGAAGACGCCGCGGGCGGAATGACCGTCACCGGAACGTACTCCGTCAGGGGCGACAGAAGTCTCGACGAAGTCAACATCAACGCCATCGGCGAAGGAGGGGCCGCGAAAGGCGCGCTGATCGTCAACTCCGACGGATATACGTCCGTAACGACCATGCCCGGCGGAGATCCCGCGGAGATCGGGAGCATACTGCTCGATACGCTGGCGCGGATCAGGGAAGAAGTGACCACACCCCTCGAAAAATAATACCCCTTCTCCGGCAGGGGAGGTATAAATTAATGACAATTATACCCCAAGTTACTACAATTATAAATTCGTATTTTGGGCAATCAAAAAAAACGGGCTTTAAAATCATTTTAAAGCCCGTTTAATTTTTGCTACTTTTTGTCTATTTTTCAAGATTATCTTTTGAAATATCCGGAAAGTCAGATGGAATTTTCGTTTTGCCGATTATAAC